GGCCGCAGTGGAAAAAGGGGATATTACTACGTCAGAAGCTGCACAGGATATTGCTGACGTTTATAGGCGCAGTGTTGCTTTGCGGCTTTCTGGCATTGGATTTGCTGGGTTCGGTATTACTCTTCCGAAAGAGGCTGCACAATATCGCGTGAAGATTGGTAGTGATGTTGTGGATGTTACGAATTTTCAAGAAGTTGCCGCAGCAATGCAAAAACAACTTGTTGAGAAGAGAATCAGAGAACGGTCGCAACGCAACAACACCGTTCCTCCGCGTGTCTTGAACTAATCGAGAAAACAATATGGACGCAACTACGTTTTCCTTTTTGGGTCCGTCAACAGATACGCTGGAGGAAAGTGGCCCCAGTGGTTACGATCTTCCTAACTATCTCTCCAGTGCTGACATGCACAACGTTGGCAATGGAGATGTTAGCTGGCTTAATCCTGCTTCGTGGGAAGAGAAGCTTGGGAACGTAGGTAAGTTCATCAGCGTTAGTGTTCTTTCTGGAATCAACAGCTTCTACAATACTGGTATAACCGTTGGCCGCTTCGCTGGATTCACGAATGCGGAAGACCGCGATACTGGTGATTGGATCACTTCCTTCGATACCAATCTTGCGGATTACTACAGCCAGAATGCTGAAGCTGCGGACCTAACTGGTTTCGTTCTTGGTTCCCTAATTCCCGGTCTTGGTGGAATTAAGATTCTCAACGCAGGACAGAAAGTTCTAGGCACTGCTCTCAAAACAGGAGAAGTCGGCGGTACTCTTAGCCGCGCTCTCGGTTTGTTGGTTCCTAAGGCAGATGAGTTTCTCAAGCTTGCAGCGGCGGATATCAAAGCATCCCGTGGTAGCCTTCAACTAATCAATACCAACACTACCAAGGCAATTGCTGCCGGCTTCTGGCAGAACACTCTTGAAGCCGCTGCATTTGAAACTGTAGTGCAAGCTACAATGTTTAAGAGTCCTGTTCTTAGTGAGCAGGATGGTTGGGACATTGCTAAGAATATTGCAATCGGTGGCGCATTCGGCGGAACCATCGGTGGAATCTTCACGCTTGCAAAACAACGCGGTGCGCTGAAAGCAATCACTGCTGCGGAAGATACTGCACGCATGCCGTTTCAGGCGCGGGATATTCCGATAACTGCTGTTCCGCCAGCAAGCAAAATCATTTCTCTTGCATTTGATACGGAGATGGCAGCAGTTCCGATTGTTCTGAAGAACGCGGACGGCACGGTTATTCCAAATAACTTCGCCGTAAACGCGGAACTGTATAAATCCAAGGTTACGCGTAATCTAAATGACATTCGCAGCAGTGTCCACGATCTGACAACTAAGGACGGCGAGCTGGCGAATACGTTTGCAAACATCCTGATGCCTGTTCGTCAAGATGGTATTCCTGTTTATGGATACGCAAATGATGTGTTCAGCAGCATGAGCGGTGCAATTAAGATTGCCAGAGCTACTGAAATCACTCCGATCGAAACTGCTGTTGCCCGTGCAATTCGGAACAAGGAAGTTCCGGAAGTTAACATTGCACTTCGTTGGGTTCGTACCCACGGAGATGATGCAGGGGAAGTTCTTACTACCAAACCTACCGTTCTAAACTATGCGGATACGTATATCGGAAAAGAAGCTGTTACTGCAGCAGTCCGAAAGGATTACGCACACGCATGGAAGCAGAAGTTTGAAGGGCTCGAAAGTCGTTGGAGCGCAATTACTCTCAAGGGAGTCGATGCTCACAAGGAAGCGGAAGCCAGATTCATTTGGGCAAATCACATGCTCAAAGAAGTTCCGGACAATGCAGTTATTGACATCCATGACATTCCAGTTCTGACTCGTGCTTTCCGGGACGGGCAATTCAATATCAGTGTTCTTCCTCGTGATGCGGTTGGTGTATTCGATGCCATTCGGGTAACCAGCAAGGAGGATCTGTATCAGATTCTGAAGAACTCCAAGGAGGAAGTTGCTAACAATTTCAGCAGCAGTTTCCTGACTAAGCGCGGTAAGCAGAAGAAACACGGTCTGATTCCTAAGGAAGACGCACTGGATCAGATTGCTAAGATTGTGGATGTACGGAAAGGATATCTGGAAGGGAATACTGTCGGCACAGAAGCGGATAATCTTTTTGCGACTAGCAGTGCGAATCGACAATATCAGGCACAGCTTGCTGCTCGGGAACTTTCCACCAGCACTGCTGAAGCAGTTCAAGATATCACCTTCCTTCCGAAGTACGGTAAGGTTGTTTACGATGTAAGTAAAGACATCAAGGCTACTGACGGAAATATCCTCAGCGCTATCACTCATTACCACACCCAGGAACTTGCATATAAGAGCGACGCACAGCACGTAGTTGCGCGCACGCTAGGGAAGTGGACAGAATATTTTCCTGATATGCCACGAGATAAATTGCTCGAAACTATTGGTAGAACGGATCCCAGTGCTGGGTTGTTAGCTGCAGACAGTGCTGCTTTTGGTACTGCTGCAAGTTCCGTATCTTTTGTAGGCTCTCTTACGCGAGCCGTTAAGCAAGACTTTAAGAAAAAGATTGGCGATGAAATGAGCGGAGCACTTGTAGCTCTCGGTGCTAAACCTGTTGCAGCTATTGAACGAGAGTCTATCAACCAAAAAATGCTCAGTAGCGGAAAACTCTGGTTACGCAGAGAAGATACACTTGGAAATCAAATACTTGTGGAAAGGAATTTTGTTCGTACGTTAGAAAAAGATCTTGAAGCTGCCGGCGGACCGATTGATTACGAGCTTCTCGAAGAAGGAAAAAATGCAATCACTATCAAGAATCAAGAAGTTGCTGATGTTCTGGATGCGGAAGTAAGGCAGACTAAATTCAGAACGCAGCGTAAAATGGAAATGCGTGCTACGCAAGGACGTCCAGATAAGCTTGACGACGAAGTAGTGCGGCCAACATATCCGGATCTTAAACAGTATCCTCACTTTACGTTTGTAATTGACACCCGCGTCACTGGAACTGGTCACGCAACCATGATTCATGCGGCGTCTGCTAAAGAATTGGAAGCACTGTCTGCAAAAGTGCCATCTCAGTACAAAGTGCTTACCAAAACTGAAGTGGAAGAGTTCAAGAAATCACACGGTATCTTTGAATACTCCCGCACGCTGAACGAAAATTACATTAATCATGACTTAGCCAACAACGGCGTCTTTAGCAATTTCTTTCCTAAGAGTAGCCCGCAGAAAATCATAGATGATATTTTACAGCAGCACTACAGAGAAAGTGACGTGCTTGTTTCTGAAACTGTGCGACTGCGTTACGAAAGTGAGTTTGCGCTTCTTGAGGACCTTGGCAGGGAATATTCTAAGTTCGAAGCTTCTGCATTCACGTCCAGGCTAGATCAATTTGAGAAGACTGCAAAGAATCCGTACTTCAATCTAATCAAGACCGCGCTGGACATTACCAAGATTAACGAGCATCCGCTGATCTATTCAGCTAACAAGCTGTTGGATGACACCTTCAGTCGTGCGTACGGAGCGATTGCAAAGAATTTCGATGCGGCTCGTACTCCTGCAGAGCTGGAAAAGATAAACCAAGCGCTGGATGAATTCGGAATGAAACCTGCATTCTACGATGCAGACATGCATTCACTTGTGAATCACAGTGCTCCACGTGGTGTTCTAACCAAATTCGTGCGAGGTGCAAATGCTTTGCTCTCACGTTTCACTCTTGGTCTGGATCCTCTTAACGCTCTTAACAACGCAATCGGTAGTAACATTCTTCGTACTACGGAGCTTAAACAAATCACTGACGCAATCGCAGCGGGTAATGGAAAGATTGCGGGCGAGCTTGCACAGCTAGGAAAGATTGGAATTCCTGGGACGGACAGTCAAATTCTGGCACCGACGAAGTTGATTGCCGGGGCTATTAAGAATTTCTGGACTCCGGAAACGAGGAAAGCTCTCCTTGTTAAATACAAGGACATGCAACTCATTAAGGATCGTGTTGAACAACTCGCTCTTCTTGTAGATGACTTTACTCTTACTGGGAAGGAAAGCGTAGGAGAGCTCAGCAAGCGAATGGATACTGCATTTGCTCGCGCAAAGAACATGGTTGGAACTGGCTTGGACCGGGCTGAAAAGTATTCCGGCAATCCGCTAGCGGAAGAATTCAACCGATTCATAAGCGCAAACGTGATGGACCAAATTACTGGCATCGCTGTGCGAAATGGATTGATGGACGAGAAAACAGCAGCTACGTATATCAACACCTTCGTGAACCGAGTGGAAGGAAACATCGTAGCATCCCAGCGTCCGCTTGTTTTCCAAGGACCTATTGGCCAAGCAATCTCTCTGTTCCAATCTTATCAATTCAACCTGCTTCAACAATTGTTCCGATACGTCGGAGAAGGAAAAGGTAAAGATGTCGCAATGCTTGCTGGATTGCAATCCACGCTCTATGGACTCCAATCTCTTCCAGGATTTCAGGCTACCAACATCCACATTCTTGGGAACCTTTCGGGCAATAAAGAACACAAAGATGCTTACGACGCAGTCTACGGAGCTGCGGGAAGAACGGCCGGGGACTTTTTACTCTACGGTCTTCCGTCTCGTCTTATCTTTGGTTGGGCAGAAGGTAACGGCGTAAACATCTATAGTCGCGGCGATATCAATCCTCGCCAACTTACCATTCTTCCTACCAATCTGCAAGAAATTCCTATCGTTGCCGGCTGGGGAAAGTTTTTCGGTAGCATGAAGGAAACTGCAGGAAAGATTGCAGGCGGCGGAAATGTTTGGGAAAGTTTCCTGCAAGGCGTTGAACATAATGGCATCAGTCGTCCGCTCGCTGGGCTTGCACAATCACTTCAGGCTTTCGGGAATAACGGAGTTGCATACTCCACTTCCAGCAAAGGATCCATTCTCTACCAGAATGATCTGATGAGCCTTGCTACCCTCACTCGTCTTGCTGGCGGAAGACCTCTTGATGAAGCACTTGTGAACGACACAATGTTCCGTGTGAAATCCTACGAAGCTGCGCGCAGAGAAGATCTTGCAAATCTTGCGGAAAAAGTTAAGACTACGCTCATTCAAGGTAACCAGCCTGATCCAGAACAATTGGAAGCATTCACAAAGAAGTACACTGAACTCGGCGGTAAGACAAAGAACTTCAACAAGTGGATGATGGAGTTGTATAAGAATGCAAACCAATCTCAAGCATCTCAAATGCAGCAAACCCTGTCCAGTCCGTACTCGTACAAGTTGCAATTAATGATGGGTGGCTCAGAATAGTTTCTGGTCTGTCTTTTCACCACACAAGGAATTCATATGTTCACTAAGGATATATCTCTTACAGTTACCGAAGGAGGGACTTCCCAACTTCTTGTACTTGCCGCAGCTACGAACAACGCCGGCATGAATGCAATGACTGAAGGTGGGTATGTTGTCGTCACTGTAGACTCCGTTACTTTTGTTCGTAAGGGTATTGCTCCAGTAGCAGTGAATACTGGAGTGGATCAAGTGTTGCTGGCAACTAATGCATACCGAATTGGCCCGCTGCTTGCAGGAGAAAAGCTAGCGTTTATCAGTACGACTGGCGGAAACGTATACATCACCCCCCAAGGTTAAGGAGCAAACATGTCTTGGTTAGATAGCCTTTTTGGAAAGAAGAAGGAATCTGTGTTTGAGCTTCCGCCAGAAATTGTTGCGAAGCTCACTATGGTTCAAAACTTTACCAGTGCTGACGAGCCGAAACTCGTAGACTTTCCTCGTGGGGAATACAGTGCGTACTGGGAAATCTTTATTGGAGAAGTTCCTGGTGGCTACGTAGCTGAAGTTAGGTTCTACGGCTACGGTGGAGTCGGTATCATCTTCGCTCAACACTTTATCGGACCTACGTTGGCAGCGCTTAAGCAACCAGTAAATGAGTTGATTCGTCAGCGTATGGCAATGTACAAGCGTAAAGCACAACCGGAAGTACAAGGGGAATAACATGACAATGGGATATGTTGTTACTCTTCGTAATGCGATGCTTGATCTTATTACCAGTGCAGTAGGCGCATCTGGAAGATCGAGAATTTACGACGGTACTCGTCCAGCTACTGGCGGTGCTGCTACTACCCTTCTTGCAGATTGTGCATTGCAAGCTACTTTTGCAGCCGCTGCTAGCGGTGGAGTTCTTACTGCGAATCTTCCAATCAGCGATACAAGTGCGGATGCTACAGGAACTGCAACGTGGGGAAGACTTACTACTAGTGGCGGAACTGCTGTTGTTGACTACAACGTGGGCACCAGTGGCAGTGATTTGAATCTTACTACGGTCAGCATCGTAGCTACTCAGCCGGTCAGTATTACCAGTTTCGTAATCACTAACGGGAATCCATAATGCTGTCCGTGCTGCCGAGCATACCAAAAGCGTTTATAAAGCCTTCGGCAAAAGCTAAGACGTTTTCTGTTCCTGGTTACTCTACAAGCTTTCCGCTAACAGAGACGCCTATTAGTGAAAATGGTCGCTGGGTAAAACTTACTCCAGAAGGAGGAGCGTCAGATCACTCAGGCTGGCACGGTATGATTACTAGTGGAGGAAATGCTACACCAAGATATAATGCAGGACCTAACGGCGGCGGACCTGGAACTGGTGACTATGATGATTGCTATGCATATCTATCTGGAGAGTGGCCAATAAATTTGCGTGCAGAAGCAACGTGTTATGTTGGCGCCGGAAATAAGGAGATGGAACTTTTGTTTCGTGTAAGTGATCAAGCCTCTCCTGCACGCGTATGGGCCTACGAATGTTTATTTGATTATGGAGCAGGATCAGTTGAGATTGCTCGATGGGACGGACTGCCGGATGGGTATGTTACTCTAAATAGCGGAAGTCCTGGAACTTACGCCGATAACGATCGCATTGCTGCAGAGGTTACTGGGACTAATCCAGTCGTTATTACTTGCTACGTTTCGCGAGCCGCTACTCCAACAAGTTGGACGCAGATATGTACATACAGCGACTCTAGTGCT